AAAAAAAAAAAAAAAAAAAAAAAAAAAAAAAAAAAAAAAAAAAAAAAAAAAAAAAAAAAAAAAAAAAAAAAAAAAAAAAAAAAAGAAGAAAAATAAAAAAGCAAAAAACAAAAAACAAAAAACAAAGAAAAAGAAAAATTATACATATAAAAAATTTTTAAATACCATAAAAAAAACATTTAAAACTTTAAAAAATGGTGGTTTAACAAAAACATATGGCTTATCAAAAGTACAAAAAAAAAGAGTTAGGGCAAGAATTAGTGCGTCTCTTAGAAGAACGAATGAAAAAAAAAGAGATTTATATTTAAAAAAAATTGTTAGAGAAAGTGAAATTAGAAGAATTGCTGGATTTATGTCTAAACATAAAAAAGACTATAAAAAAAATTATGAAATAGCAAAAAATTTTTTAGATTTTAAACAAGAATTAAAAAAGTTACTTTAGAAAAACAAATGAAAAAAAGCAAAAAAAGCAAAAGCAAAAGCAAACAAAGTAAAAAAAGCAAAAGCAAAAGTAAAAAAAGCAAAAGCAAAAGTAAACAAAGCAAGCAAAGTAAAAGCAAAAGTAAACAAAGCAAGCAAAGTAAAAAAACAAAAAAAAATAAATTAATAGATATTTTTACTAATTTATTAAGTAAATTAAAATTAAATAAAACAAAAAAAAAAGAGAAAAAATAGATTTTTTCTGAAAATCTATTTACCACTTATTTTTTCTTACATTTATTTGTGGTCCTTTTTTATGAGAATTAGGATTATACATTTCATTTTCGTCTTCATCGTCAGAACAAATATCTTTAGATAATTCCCAAAATTCCCGTGAACCAAGTTTAAAATCACCATGAGCCGATGCTTTATACCAAAATATCTGGTCTTCTAATTTATTTGATTTAGAATTATTAGATACCACTAAACATTCATAATTTTCCGTACATTGATCCATGACTTGACAAAAACTTTCAAATGTTGGAAACATTCCTGCATAATTTTCGTATATTCTTTTTCTGTTTGCAATATATGGTTCTCTTAATATAAATGTATAATCAATATTTGTTCTTAAATTAGGTGGCACACCTAAAGGATATTGCATAGTAATAATTAACATTATTTTCCAATGTCTACCATTCATAAACAACAAACGCATTAATTTATCTCTGGCCCAAGAATTATCATATAAACAATCATCTAATATAACAAATGTTCTACCATCAATATTAGATCTACCATAATTTTCTTTTTCTTTTTTAACTTGTTTGATTACTATTTTTTGACGCTTTAAAATTTTTTCAATAATTAAGGGAGTATATTCATCATGTATAAATAATTTTGGTACAATAGAACCATAAAATCCATTACCGGCCTCTGTTCCAGATATTACTGTTCCTATAGGTATATCTTGATGATAATATAATAAATCCCTAACTAAAAATGATTTACCTGTGTCTCTTCTTCCAATTAAAACAATTACTGGTCCTTGATTTTCATTCGGTGAAAATTTTATATTTTTCATATCAAATTTTTTTAATTCTAAATTCATTAAATAATGAGTATATTTAAAAATAAAATTTAAAACTTATTTATTAGTTTAATACTTAAAATTTAATTATATTTAAATACATAAATGGAACTACTATCATATGAAATTTATAATAATGAAGAAAATTTTAATATAATGAGAAAAAACGAATTCGAAAATATACAAAATTTTATACCTATTTATAAAAAACTATTTGATATTAGCAATTGTATTATAAATAAAATAAATTTAAAAAAAAAAAATCACTTGAAGATTATTGATTTATCAAATAATTGTTTCATGCAGGATAATAAAAAAATAGATTTTTTTATTAAGTATTCTCCAATAATTAATCCAATAAAATACGTAGTAGGAGAATATAAAATAGAAAATTTTTATTTACCTAAAACAAAGTCATCAAATAATAGTGATAAAAATAAAAATTATGATAAAAAAATCAATAATGTAAATAATTCATCATATATAGATTCATTTTTTAACTATTTATCTAGTATTTTGCTAAATAATTATAAAATAAATAATTGTATTGATTTTTATGGTTCATTTTTATTAAATCAAAAAAAATTTAATATAAATTTTTTTGATGATATAGATGTATTATTAGAATCTGATTTTTTTTATAAAAATCAGAATAAATTATTTGAAATTAAAGATAATTTATTTGAAGAAATATTTAATAATAACAAAAAAAAAAATAAAAAAAAAATAACTATAAATGATAACTTATCAACAGATATTGATTTAGATAATTTAAGTAATATTGAATATAGCGATTTATTTTATAAAAAGAACAATGATATTTCATTTAATAATTGTATTGAATTATACAAAAATGATATAATTTCAAAAAAAGATGAAAATAATGAAAGCGATGAATCAAGCGATGAATCAAGCGATGAATCAAGTTATGAATCAAGCGATGAATCAAGTTATGAATCAAGCGATGAATCAAGTTATGAATCAAGTGATGAATCAAGCGATGAATCAAGCGATGAACCAAGCGATGAATCAAGTGATGAATCAAGCGATGAATCAAGTGATGAATTGAGCGATAGTGATAAAAGTTGCGATTCAAGTGATGAATTAAGCGATAGTTCAAGCAATGAACCAAGCAATGGTTATGAAATATATGATATTAGCAATTATGAAATAAAAAATTTAAATATTGATTATAATACACAACTACATGAATTATATAGTGAAAGCGAAACCGAAAGCGATAGCGAATTTTCTTATTGTTCGGATTATGTAAATAATAATTTTATTTTAACTATATATAATTTTCCAACACAAACAATATTTTTAGAAAAATTAAATACAACATTAAATGATTATCTAAGTAAAAATAAACCTAGTGAAAGTGAATGGAAATCTATTTTATTTCAAATTATTATAACATTGGTAATATATCAAAAAATTTTTAATTTTACACATAATGATTTACATACAAATAATGTAATGATAAAAGAAACAGATGAGGAATATATATATTATAAATTTGATAATATTTATTATAAAATACCTACCTTTGGAAAAATATATAAAATCATAGATTTTGGGAGATCTATTTATTATTACAAAGATAAATTATTTTGTAGTGATCATTTTGAAAAACACGAAGATGCATATTCACAATATAATTTTGCACACATATATAATAATAAAAAACGTAAAATAATGCCAAACATGAGTTTTGATTTATGTAGATTGGGTTGTTCTTTGGTAGAATATATTATTGATGATTTTAAAGAATTTAAAAATTTAAAAAATACAAAAAGTGATTATAAAAAAATAATATATAATTGGTTAATTGATGATAATGGGAAAAATATTTTATATAAATCAAATGGAGATGAAAGATATGAAGATTTTGATTTATATAAAAATATAACAAAAAGAGTTCATAAACATGTACCTAAATTAGTTATAAAAAATGAATTTTTTGATGATTTTATTATAAAAAATATAGAAACTATTGATAATAATATTATAGATATAGACAATATTGAAAAAATGTATAATTAAAATTCTGGTTTATCTGTAAAAACAGTTACATCTGAAGATTCTAAATTACCTTTAATAAAATTAGTATAAATATATTCACAAACGATTGAAATTAGAAAAATTAAAATGCTATCTTTTAAAATTGGTTTAATTGGTTTATTTTTTTTTTCAACATATTTATTAATTACGACTTTTAAAATAATAAATATTAAAGATAATGATAATGAAAACATATAAATATTCATTTTATAGTAAATATTAAAAATAATTATAAAAATATAACGCATATTATTATAATGTTTCAATGTCTAATTCAATATTATTTAATGGTTTTGATGACATATCTATAGTAAGTTTATTTTCATAATCATCGCTATCCTCATCATATTCGGTTTCTTCCTCTAATTTTCTTCTTTCATGATTTTTTTCACTAATTTTTTCTAATATATCTATATCTTTGGGTGCATTTATTTGGTTATTAGAAATAGCAACGTTTATTTTATCATTTGTATTATATTCAATCAAGGTGTCATTATTATTAAATGATAAATTGCTATTATCTGAGTTTTCATAATTATTTTCTTCTTTTTTAATCATCATTGGTGAATTATTATTTATTGTATTTGATGTTTTATTTTCTTCTACTATTTGTGGTTTAGCTTCCTGTTTACTTATTTGTATTTTTTCAATAGTGTTGCTTTTTTCAACATTCTTAGTATTTGGTATAGGTTCTTTTTTATTTTTCTCTTCAGCGTTTTTATCATCATTTTCTTGAGCGTTTTTATCATCATTTTCTACTTCATCGTTTGATATATCTTTTATTACAGTTTCTATTATTTCATCTTCATTTGTTTCATCTATATATGCGTTTAATATTTTTTCAATAGGTATATTATCCCTAATGGTGTTTAAAATACATTCTTTACAAATAATTTCAAGTTCTCTATTATTTTTTTGTATTTCTAATGACGGTATGGTAATATCAAATAAAAATATATTTGAATATAATTTACGGGCGTAATTAATATAAATAGTATGAATAAAATTATTAATTTTTGGGATTTCAATATTAATTTTTTTTTGTTTATTAGAAACTCTTATACTTGTTAAAATTTTTAGTTGAGTTATATGAACACATGTAATTAAATCTTCTAAATAATTACAATTACTTTCTTTTATTATTCTGTTAGATTCGTTATCTACTATAGTTTGATTCCATTTTGGAACTCTTGTTAAAAAATTTTGAAATGTCATCAAATATTTATTTTTTTCGTCATTTTGTATACATAAATCAAGTGCTTCTTTAAAAATTGATTTTACACCTTTTATAATATTTGGTGTTAAAATATTTATTAAAGATATAGTATATTCATTTTTTGCATCACTAATTGTTTTTATATTAAAATCATCCATTTTATAATTAAAATAGATTTTTTAACTCTATATCTTTACGAATTAAAAAATTATAAAATATATAAAATAATAATAATTTTTCATTTTTAATATTTTTTTTTATTTTATTGTAAAAAATTAAAAATCTATATTTTTTACTATTATTCGGTAAAGTATTGATATAATTTATTATATCAATCTTCCTTCT